TTATTCTCCTATTAATTTTAAGCGGGCAATGATGTTATTGTATTCAAGCCTCATGTGCTATTTGTTCCATCTCACCTTGCCCGCCAACCAGACCGCTAACGGTCATAATTCTTTCCTGCATATCTCCAGGTAACTCCTGGAATTGTGGTGTATTTAATAGATCAGGGTTTGCCATTACCATCTGAGCTACCGCTTCCTCACCTGGGCCACCTGGGCCTTCCTGCATGGCCTGGGCTACAGCAACACCAAAATTATTTGCCATTTCATCGGCCTGCTCTACTTGCTGTTGCGGTGGTACTTGCTGATTACGCACATACCAGTTCTGTATCACGGTTTGCTTATCGGATACATTCAAGGCATTAACCACTTCCTCAATACCATATACACCTAATTGAAATAATTCTAAGGCACGCTCCTCATTGGCTACACGGCCCTGGGCGTACTTGGATCCAGTGGTAATATCAATATCAAACTCACTGTCTCTAAGGGTTGATGCAGTTCCTGGATCAAACTCTGGTGTACCTTCTTCATTACCATCTGCATCATAAACACCATTTGGGTTATACTCAGTAAACTGGAACTCCCCTTCTAAATCTTTCTCTCTAATTGAGATAATCTCCTCATCATAAGTAAGGATCATCTGTACCATAAAATCACCGATCTCTTTGGTTAGCCTGGCTACCTCTTTATTAATCTTAAAGCGTTGCCTGGTTTGACTGGCTTCCTGTAGTGCTACAATGGCCCTGCCTGATGTAACACCGCCTGGTTTACGGCCCTGGGTAACATCGTTTACCCCTGTGATGTGCTCCATGAACTGACCTACTTGAGCAATATAATTCTGGATATACCCTGGTATTGGTGGTGGCACTTCAAAGGTTACATCATTCGGATCTACAACAGTAATCTCCTCACCTGGTGATCCTGTGATCGGCCTGGTTAGTTGTCCCTTTGCTCGCTGGGTTACTTTCCTGATCGGGAATCCCATCTTTCTGATATTCTCATTAATTGAGCTAAAGGTTTCATTTAATGCTTGGGTTTGGGTTCTCACCAACTCTGTCTCACCAATACCCCAGAAGTTGTGTGGACTCTTGTAATTCGATACCATGAATACGGGCATCCGATAGAGCTCTAACGGTTCATCAACAATCAGCTTATCACCAACAATAACTGTATGCCTACCGTATGGGTACTTCTCTGTATCTGCTTCATTGCTGTAGCATTCAATGACTAAGGCTACATCGGCCTCTTCACCATCTGCTTGGATCCCGCTGTCATCTGTCTTTTGGAATGCTCTGTAATCGTCCAGCTTACCATCTGCATTGCACTTGATCCCGTATTCCCTATAGATCTTAGATGTTTCCATTGGCACAGCATATAAGAAGTATTCACCAGCCTGAAGATCCAGGTCGTTAGCATACGGATGCGGAATAACCGAGAAAGGATCTATAACCTGGATATCAAACCCCTTAAAGGCTCCAGAGTCACTGATCTCAGGGAGGATCTGGATGAAGCCATTAGAGTATATCAGGCTGTCTTTAACTGCTTGTAATATTTTATTGTACAGATCTGATTCCTCTACAATCTGCTGGAATCTCTTCTGCATCATATCCGCAAAGTGTACATCATTCTTTTCTTTTGGAAGAATATCAACAGTGGGCTGGAAGTCATTAATAATTGGTAATATTGTCTCTACCACTGCCAGTGGGAAGTTAAATATCATCCTGGACTGGCTTTCTGCTCCCTTACTTGGTGAGGCCCAGTGCCTTCCATAGTATAAGCGTTCATTCTTTCGCCATCGATCTGCCTGCTTCTCTCTGGCCTTCTTACTCTTATCGAGCCAGCTTCGTATCTGAGGTATACGCTCTGCAACGTCTGCTACCTGGTCTAATGCATTGGACTGATCCATTGCTGGGTAATAATCCATGTCTGCCATTATAAGTTATCCCATATTGGTTGTGCGGTATCCTGATTAACCACAATTTTATCAATAAATCTCTGTGTATCTGTTTTCTTATCTTTACGCTTACTGGATGCGACAACCTCATTGATAAGATACCTTAAGCTATCCACGCTGTGATCATCTCTCTTTAACGGCTTCTCAGGCTGGTTTAGATCTATGCGGGATGCCGATGGCTGTTCCCATTGGTAATTCACTAACTCCCTGGTCAAATTCTCACAGGACTTATGGATGTATATCTTATTGTTCTTGAAATACTGTGTTACCTTATCGATACCACCCTGGACATCATTAAATGCATTGACCACTGGTACTTTTTGCTGTCTGTAGCGGTTACCAATAGTCTCTGGATCATCCTTTTTCCCTGCTCCCGTAGATGGGTCAATAACATATGTCTCATACCGTCCTTCATTCATATGAGCACCAATGGCCCTGGCATGATATTCTACATCTTGTCCTGCTTCGTAATGCTCACGATAGATCCATACCATATCATCCTGATCCACTGCTCCCCATAGCACCGCTGTTGGATTTGTCCTTCCATGATCAATGGCAATAAACCTTCTCCATTCTGGGGCCACCTCAAAGTGATGTTTCACATGGATATCTGGTTCAAAGTCGGGATAGATCTGGCCCTCAAAGGCATCCCATGATCCATATAAATATCTGTTCACCCAGATCTCGTTATAATTCTTTAGCAGGCTGGCAATATAACCTTGAGGTAGATTGTGTACATTTTCTTCTGTCTTAGCATTAAAGATGATGTTGCCAGGTATGGGATCATGGATAAATCGATGCCAGATCCAGTTATGCCCAAGTGGGTTACCCGTGATCCAGCATTGCGGAGTCTCTACCGCCCTTAAACGGCCAAGAAGCGTTAAGAATACTTCCTCAGATACTTCCTCTGCCTGGTCAATATAAAACCAACCCAGGTTGATCGATAACAGCTTGGCAGGGTCATCTAAGGATCTGAATATAATCTCGTGACCATTTTTAAATGTAATTCTGTTCTCCTGCTTTCGGTACTCATAATGAATCTCTGGAAGCAATCCCATTAAATGCAATAACTCAAAGAATGTACGCTGGGTACTATCTCTAAGCTCTGGATAAGTCTGCCTGGCGATCATACCAAGCTGTGGCGGGTTATCTGGATTCATAATACGCATAATGCCTTTTAAGATCCCAGCATAAGTTTTTCCATTACCAATACCACCAAAGAAAGCAATGACTTGCTCATCACAATCATAAAAGTCTGCTTGATTTGGATTTAAATCAAAATTAAATACAGGATTCTTCAATCTCTTTTTAACCTTACATTTACAATTGGCATCATCACTTCGCCTTCTATCTTTTGTTTTTCTGTAAACATTGCCAGGTGTTTTCCCTGGAGTTCACTGGCTTTTAAACTCACATTGTACTGATCAGAGTCCTCTGCTTTTTCTCGGACTCGCTCAATGTCTTTCAATACTTTCTCCGCAGTTAGTTCAACCTTATCTTCCCGCTTCTTCATTAGCTTAGTGATTTCTTCCTGTATGTTAAGTTTTGATAAGTTCTGACTGCCTATCACTTTTGCTGTTTTTTTACTATACCCAGCACGAATACAAGCCTGTGTCGCATTCAGATCAATCATATATTCCTTACAGAACATTTTTTGTTTATCAGTTAGTACGGCCACATCATTACGCATAACCAATTAAAATATCATCAGGGTAAATACCAGCTCTTAGTGCGGACACAGCCAGGTAGGCCCATAACTCTTGTTTGGATTTAAAGTCCGTAATGCTGTATGGAAATTCCAGGATCATAGCTGATCCCAGTCTGCCTCTGGTTCGGGCTCCTGGCTGTTGAGATCGAGGGAGAGCGGGGCCTGGTCTGTTAATCCCCTATGGTAGACAAAGGCCCCTATGAGAAACGATAAGAGTGTAATAATTCCCTGAATAATTAAAAATGTAATATCCATACAGGGCATAATTTGTAAAAGTGAACACTATAAACAAAATTTTATAGGACTTTTTTTTAAATATTTTTATTTACACTACACTTTGGACATATTTTACGCTTTTTCCCGTAGGTGGGTATGGTTCCTGATTGATAATAAATACAGTTGTTGTTGTTGTGGTGTTTTTCCCAGGTAAAATTACACTTCTCGCATAGACTGATAGCATTATCGGCACTGAGGGAATTATTCTTGGATCCTTTTCTTGGGGAGCTTCTTGATTTTATCATCCTTGTATTGCCCCTGGTATCTGTTAACCTTCCGCTGATAATATCCTCAAAAATACTGCTCACTAATCGACACCGACCTGCATAATGTTATTTTTTTTTTGGGTTAATAATGCCTTTCTATGTTTGTATTCCCACTCCTGTAAGAACTCACCCTCATTCGCACAGTTGTGGAATAATTGATCCTGTGGCAGTCTATCCTCATTATGTGATTTCTTTTCACCGCATTCAAGACAGTAAAATAACTTATCAGGTTTTATCTCTGCCTGTATCCTTACCAGATAACGGTCAATGCCTTCCTGGAAGAAATACCGCAGTTGTTTAATCTCACTTTCCTTATCCTTCAAAAAGCGATCAACACATTTATTAACCTCATCTGTGCCTAATCTTTTACAGGCTTCAATGATATAACTAATATATCCAGCATAGCTCATTTCCTGATAACCAAAACGATCATGTACCTGCTTCCAAATTTTCATATAAT